TGTTTTGACTTTAGAGAATAAAATCAAAAGTAAAAAAACAATTTTAGAATCTTTAAAAAACAACCCACAATCACAAAAAGAAATAATTGAGGTTCCTCTAAACTCTATGGTTAACGTAGCGAATAAGACGGTGGAAAAATTTATATCTTCATTATCTGAATCAGAACAAAAAGAATTAAAAACTATTCTATCAACCCCTAAAGAAACTTTAGTTGAGAACTACAACAAAATAAAAGATGAGGTTCTTAATAAATTGAACGGTCAAAAGGAAGAATCAGATTCTGAAACCCAAGAAACTATCAACAAAGTTTTAAATAAATTGCAGACAGAATCATTCAACGAGTTGAACTACTATAAGTTGAAACAACTTAACGAGGGTCTTTAATTTTCTTGGGATTTTAATTTTTGAATATAAGCCGCCTTTTGAATTTCGGATCTTTTCTTAACTGAAGGTTTTGTAAATTCTTTCCTACCAAATAATTTGGCGTTTTGTTTGGTTCGAATAACCTTACCCTTGAGATCCTTTAATGCTTTTTCAATATTTCCTTTTTTTACTTCTACGTATAACATAAATTTTTAACTTGTTGATATAAATATAATAATTGGTTACATTTAATTAAAAATAAACCTTTAGTGTATGAAAAATATTTATGAAAAAAGGGAAAACCACAAAATTAAGTGGGTATCGCACGTTTAAATCACATTATGGAACGATAGATGCCCAAAACCTAAAATCAATTTACATCAACATTCAAACATGGGTAGAACCTAAAGACGAGGTAGAAAATTGGAACCGAGTCGTGTTAAACATGTCAAGATCAGTTAAACATTGCGTATTAGAACACATAAACAAAGAAGTGTTCGACACTAAATTCATAGTAGATCTTGATTTACGAACAAGCGGTCTACAACTAAAAAAGAAGTCCTTTATGAATTTAGAAATAAATCTTTTTCTTTTAGAACCTATAGACTTCAAATCACCAAGATTAAAAAAATACGTTAAAAGTATTATTAAAGAAATTTATGGTGATGTCATGAATAAAAACAAATACTTTAAATTTTATCTAACAAAAAATGGAAATCAAAAACCAATAAAGAAAGAAACTGAAACTATTTAGTATTTATAAATAAAATAGTAAATGAGCGATTTAAAAATATTAGGTCCAAGAGATTTCGGAAAAGGGATTCTTGTTGAGTACGACGCGGGATACATAGATCCAAATGAAAGAAGAAATTTATCTATGATTAGAGAAAATCGAGATATGTTGGATCACTCAAAACCATTTGAGTTTTATGCGGTTTTACAGAAATACAATACCCCAAATAGAAACGGAAGAGTTTATCCTGAAAAGATACTCAAGAGAGAGGCTGATAACTATAAAAAAATGATTCAAAAAGGTACAGCTCTTTCGGAGTTAAATCACCCTGAATCATCTTTAATAGATTTAGATAGAGTATCACACGCCATTACTGAAATATGGTGGGAGGGTCCTGTATTGTTAGGTAAATTGAAACTACTTACAAGTCCAGGTTTCCACGAAAGAGGTATTGTATCAACTAAAGGAGATTTAGCAGCAAACTACTTACGTCAAGGAGTTACTTTAGGTATATCTTCTCGTGGGGTAGGATCACTTAAAAAAGTGGGAGAACAAAACGAAGTACAGGATGATTTTGAATTAATTTGTTTTGACTTAGTATCATCACCATCAACGCCAGGAGCTTATCTTTTTAAGGATAAAGATGAAAGAATGAACTATGAAGAGAATCTTGACGAAGAGAAAAAAATGAATGCTGAAAGACATGTTGGGGAAACTGGAGCAAAATCACTTGACTTAATGAATAGATTATCCGATTATTTGGATAAATAATAAATTATGGACGAAAAATATTTTGTAGCAAAAATCACCACTGATATGGTAGATTCTGAAAGTGGTAAAGTAAAAAAAATTAGAGAGGAAAAATTAGTTCGTGGGTATTCTCCAACTGATGTTGAGGCGAAAGTAACGAAGGTTTATGAGAACTACTCTATGGAATGGAGAATTACGGCAATCTCAGAATCAAAGATTGATGAAGTAATAGAGAATTAAGAATAATAATAATTTTCTGGAAATGGGAAAGGACAAAAATGTCTTTTCCCATTTTTTTTTGTTTTAAATGTCCGTAAAGTGAAATTTTTTGAAAGTCATAGATATTTATTTGAAAACTCTTTAAAAAAAATATGAGCAAAAATCAAAATGTAGTAGAAGACGCTCTTTTCCAAATCAGGAATTTGGAGGAGACACTTAAAGAAAACGCAAAAGGAATACTTCAGTCAACAATGAGTGAAGAAATCAAACAATTAGTAAAAGAATCCCTTAAAGAAGCAAAAGACGAAGAGGAGATTGAAGAACAAGAGGATCCTATGGCGGGTGAAGAAGAACTTGACACAGAAACTGAAGTTGAGGACGAAGACATGGACGATGAAATGGAAATGGATGTAGACATGGACGATGAGGAAATGGATATGGACGATGAAATGGATATGGACATGGATGACGAAGAAATGGATGATGAAGAAACTATCGATTTGACAGACGCGTCAGATGAAGAAGTTTTAAGAGTATTCAAAGCTATGGGTGATGAAGATGGAATCGTTGTGAAAAAAGAAGGTGGAAATGTTCACTTTAAAGACGGTGATAATGAATATATGATCCAATTAGGAGAATCTGAAATGGAAGATGAATTATATGAAATGGAAGATGAATTAGATGAGGAGATGGAAGATGAAATGTACGAAGGAATGGACATGGAAGATGAATCTGAAGAAACTATCTATGAAATCGTAATGGATGATGAAGACGATGATGAGGAAATGGAAGAAGGATTCTCTTTAGGGGGAGCACTTGCTGGCGGCATCAAAGGAGGTTTTGGTCTTGACGAAGAAGAAGACGAAATGGATTTTGATTTTGAAATGGATGAAGAGGAAGAAGATATGGATTTCGATTTTGAAATGGATGAGGAAGAAGAAATGGATATGGATATTGAAGCGGTTATGGAAGCGGTTAAAAAATCTATTAAACCAAAAGGAGTTGGAATCGGACATGGTCCTAAATTCAATTATGACAAAAAACCTAACATGGACGGAGGTTTTGACGAAAAGAAAAAAGAAGCTTTTGGTAAAGGAGTTAAAGCCATGGGTACAGGTAAAGCCAGATTTGAATATAAAGAAGAAAAAAATTACGGCTCAAACAAACATGAGTTTAAACGTAAGAAAGTAGACGGAGTTGAGAAAAAAGCTGGTGACGTTAAAGGTCATTACAAAACTTACGAGAAAAAAGAAACTAAAGAAGCTGCAAGAACTTACGGTAGTGGTTCTAAAGACGGAAGTAGAGGTCTTAGAAAGGCAAGATTAAACAATAGAAATATGAGTTTTGATCCTTTCAAATTACACGAAAGTGCTTCAAACGAAGTTCAATTATTGAGAGAGAAAAATGAAGAGTACAAAAAGGCTCTTGATGTATTTAGAACTAAATTGAATGAAGTTGCGGTATTTAACTCAAACTTGGCTTACGCAACACGTTTGTTTACAGAACACTCAACAACAAAACAAGAAAAGATAAATGTCTTGAGACGATTTGATAATGTTGAGTCTTTGAAAGAATCAAAAAATCTTTACAGAACTATTAAAGAAGAATTATCTTCTCCAACAGGTTCTAATGGAGAACAAAAATTAACAGAATCAATTGAAAGAAAAGTTAATAATTCAGTTCAAACTGGATCATCATCTAACTTAATTGAATCTAAAACTTATGAAAATCCACAATTCTTAAGAATGAAGGATTTAATGGGAAAAATAAAATAAACATAAACACAAATAATAAAAAACCAAAAAAATGGGAGCATTATTAGAATCAGGTCTTGTAGGTAACATCGGGTTGAAACACCTTAAAGTTATCAAAGAAGACACAATTAACAAATGGGACAAATTAGGCTTTTTGGAAGGTCTTAAAGGTCACCTTAAAGAAAACGTGGCTCAATTATATGAGAACCAAGCATCTTACTTAATAAACGAAGCATCATCTGACGGTCAATCAAACGGAGCGTTCGAAACAGTTGTTTTCCCTATCGTAAGACGTGTATTCTCTAAATTATTGGCTAACGATATCGTATCAGTACAAGCAATGAACTTACCTATCGGTAAATTGTTCTACTTCGTACCTAAAATTCAAGGATACCAAAATGCATCTTCTTATGATGCTAACGCATATCCTGATACTGTTAACAATGCAGGTGGAGAACACTTCGCACCACTAGGAGCACCTAACGGTCCTACTAGCCCTAACGCTGGTTATGATGCAACTGCAGGTGGTGTAACAAATTACCCATACAAAAAAGATCTTTACGATCTATTCTACGAAGGTAACGAAGCTAGTTTAGATCCTCCAGGATTATTTGACTACTCTAAAGGTAAGTGGACTGCAGTAACTGCAACTACAACTGTACAGGCGTGGGTTGGTAGTTCTTTAGATGATACCACAATTAACGCTTCTTACTTAGGTAACCAAAGAAAAGTTATTATCAAATTAGAAGGTTTTGCTAGCGCAGGTGCTGGTAGATTGATCGGCCCTGATGGTAACGAAATGGATACTGAATCATTCCTTTCTGACTTGAGAATCTACGCTAACTCTACACTTTCCGCAGATACAACACCTTGTAATGTTATTAAAGGTACGTACCAAGGTAACACAGTATTTGTTCCTTTATTATTCAGAGTTGTAACTCAAATCTACGGTAAAGGTATTGTTGATTACGGTAACAACCAAGCAACACAATTTAGAAGTGCTGGTAACAACAACTCTGTAGATTACACACCACCAACAGGTAATGGAGGTTCATTTAACAATAACGTATGTGATGCTAACGGTAGAATCTGGTTAGAAGTAGATTTATCTTGTCCTGTATGTGCTGATTGTGACGCAACATCTTTAGATGGTTACACAGGTACTACATTATTCTCAGGTGGATCTAACGTATTCAACGCATGGTACAGAAGATACCAAACTTTAGAATTCGAAGATCAAATTGGTGAGGTTTCTTTTGACCTTGAGTCAGTAACTGTATCTGTTACAGAAAGAAAACTAAGAGCACAATGGTCTCCTGAATTAGCTCAAGACGTTGCGGCATTCCATAACATCGACGCTGAGGCTGAGTTAACAGCATTGTTATCTGAGCAAGTGGCGGCTGAGATTGACCGTGAAATCTTACGTGACTTACGTAAAGGTGCAGCATGGCAATTACGTTGGGACTACAACGGATGGAGAAGAATTTCTCAAACAACTTCTTACACTCAGAAAGACTGGAACCAAACATTGATTACTGCGATCAACCAATTGTCAGCACAAATCCACAAATCTACTTTGAGAGGTGGCGCTAACTGGATCGTTGTTTCATCTGAGGTTTCTGCAATCTTTGACGATTTAGAATACTTCCACGTATCTAACGCGGCTCCTGAGCAAGATCAATACAACATGGGTATTGAGAGAGTTGGTACATTATCTGGTAGATACCAAGTTTACCGTGATCCTTACTTCCCGCCTAACCAAGTGTTAATCGGTCACAAAGGAACATCATTGTTAGACACAGGTTACATCTACGCACCGTATGTACCTCTACAATTGACACCTACAATGTACAATCCATTCAACTTTACACCTATCAAAGGTA